ACATTATATAAATTTATATAGTCGGTCATGTCAATGTTTTGGGCCGGCGCGTGTGATGTATAAGCTTTTCTTTATACATTATCCAAACAGCATAAAAAAATTTTATTATCTTTTTTGAATTGGGTATGAAATAATGATCTCACGTTGCAGCTACCATGAGTCTTGAGAGCAGGTAAACAACGTTTTTTTAATCAAAACAAGGGGTAATCATGAACCGCTGGGAAAAATACAACATAGTACAGGGATTTTTGAATAGTTTATGTGATGAATATCGCATGAATTGGCATCATTCAGTTGATGTCACCTATAATAGTATGCTTGCTGGTAAATATGGGCGCGTTATTCACGATAAAAATCAATATTGCATCATATTGGATGCTCAGTATTCTAGCGAAAATGCATTTTTTTTTAGTGTCTCTCCGGGCATTGGAGAGAAGATACCGGAATTTTTGAGGAGGCAGGCATGATACTATACACTTTTTTAGCTGTCCATTGCAAAAAAGGAAAGCAGACAATCCAGGCTAGTACATCGTATGAAGCCGCCCAACAGGCGGCTAGGATCTGGAAATTGAAAAGCACCGCAGGTATTGATGTATATCGTACAGATACTACTCATGTTCTATAATTTTTAAGGAGGCAAGCGTGAATTACCAAAAAAATTCACCCCGGGCGCGCATCAGATTGCTGCGGAAAATAAAACAAACTATAAAATTATATTATATAGTCGGTCAATATCAAAAATGTGTAGCATTATCATTATACAAAAAAGGATATTAAAATGAACACAGCTGAAAATATTTTACTAGAAATAGCAAATGAATATTCTATTGATATATCTGACGACGATATGAAGGCGGAATACATAGACATCATAGAATCGGCTATGCCATCTTCAGAGTTCATCATCGAACTTGATGGCATGATGTTTCGCGTGATTCATGAAGACTCAATCAGAGAAATATATCAGGATTCACAAGAAGAATTGATAAAGGATTGCTACTTTCCAACCCTGCAAGAAATTCCATGGTGGCTGGAAATAGACTGGAAAACCACCGTACAAAATTGTTTAGACTCTGACGGATATGGGAATTATTTTAGCACGTATGATGGTAGCGAACTTTACACTGATGGATTCTATATTTTCAGGACTAATTAATAAAGGATATTATATAATGTTAAATAAACACGAAGTCAGCGCTTGTAAGAAAATATTAAAAAATGATAAAATAAATGCTAAATTTATTATTGACAATGAAACGCTATTATCTTTAACGAGTTTCGATAGTTTTACTTTAAATGGTAACAATGTAGAAATACGTTCTGGACATGCTATTTATAATGCTAATTCAACACCCCTCGCATTGAATTATCAGCGAGCGATTCCCGAAAAACCCTCAGGAGAAGCTACTAATTTTGACACAAAATATTTAATCATAATATATGAGCTAGTAAAATCTGAAAATAGAACGGGGTATTTCAAAATTCAATACAACGGCAACAACCCTGCGCGGGTAGATATTAACGATAATTGTTTCGCTATCCTCGCGCCACTTAAACTTTGACTAGCATAACCAAATCAGCATGCCCGCGTTGCCAGTCTAGCGGGCATGATACATCACAGGATAATCTGGTGACATACCCGGATGGCGGGTCGTTCTGTTTCAAATGTCATTATACAATTAAGAATAATTCTTATTCCCATTACATAGAAAAACCAATTCCGAAACAACAAACAATAGCCCTTCCTGGGGATGTGGATATTAATTACAGTGCCCAGGCGTTAGATTGGATTGATAAATACCAACTAAGCAAATCAGATTTGCTACACAACGTGGTGTTATTTAGTGCGGAATACAATCAATTAATTTTCCCATTTTGGAATGATGAGGTTTTGATAGCCTACCAAGCACGATGTTTTTCTAAGAATGCAAAAAGTAAGTGGTTCACTAAGGGATATATTCAAACAGTAAACCCTATATATTTTTTAAGTAAGGGGGTCGGTCATGGCAACGTCAAAGGAAATGCGCTTTTTTTGGTGGAAGATGTAATTTCAGCCATAAAACTTTCAAAGCTTGGAAAATATACAATGCCGTTGTTCGGTGTAAATATTAAAATTAAACTAGCCTTAATTCGAATTTTAAGGCCACTAGAAACGATTATTTTTTTAGATGAGGATCAGCACCTGCATTCTGTAAAAGAATCGCTTAGGATTCGATCTGAAGGGTTTAAATGCCATTCAATACTTTCAGAGAAAGATCCAAAAGAATATACTTATGAAGAATTAGAAATTTTAACAAGGAGCAACTAAAATGGAAAAATCAATAGATGAATTATACAATGAATTACAGGCATTAGAGGATGAGGTAGAATGGCTTGAGGAGGAAAGGCAATATTGTTATGATCCCACAAGACAAATTGCAATTGTATGGGACATTACAGATGTAATGGAAGTGCGAGGTGATTTAACAGCAAATCAATGTTTAGATGTACTAAAAACAGTGCTAGAAAATCATAATGCAGATATTGGTGTGTGTTGGGATACAATAAAAGAAACAGCGGATTCAATATATCCAAGGAAACAAGCATAATGAAACGTTACTCTATAGATTTTGATTACTACCCTGAAGATGGTGTTTACGAGGTATACCCAATTGAGGATGATGATGGTGAATATTGTCTTTACACAGAAGTGCTTGAATATACTGATGAACTAGAGATTAAAATACAGCGTTTGGAAGAACAAATTGTTGCATTGACAACCAAGTGAATTGGTGTTACCCTAATATTAATATTAATTAAATTAATATAATAATTACTCTTTTAAAGAGTAATTATATTAATAATAATAAGGATTTTAAAATGATGCTATACACAACACTGAATCAGATACGATCCTATAGTCCCTGTCCCGATGGATGGGAAACACTGCTAAATCACTTAGGTAAAACAAAACCAGATGATGAACCCCTTAGCTTTGCCACGATACTTGAAAGCAATGGGTTTGATGATGCTCTCTGGTGTTTACGAACAGTGCATGGGTATGATAGGGAGATACGACTATATGCTGTATGGTGTACAAGGACAGTAGAGCATCTCGACCCTTCTGGTGTTGCTAAACAAACAAATGATGTATCTGAGAGATATGCTAACGGAGATGCTACGGAAGCTGAGTTAGAAGCAGCAAGAAAAGCAGCATGGGCAGCAGCAAGAGCAGCAAGGGCAGCAGGGGCAGCAGCAGGGGCAGCAGCATTGGAAGCAGCAGGGGCAGCAGCATGGGAAGCAGCATGGGAAGCAGCATGGGAATCAGTAGGGGAAGCAAGAAAAGCAGCATGGGAAGCAGCATGGGAAGCAGCATGGGAAGCAGCATGGGAAGCAAGAAAAGCAGCATGGGAAGCAAAGGAACAGGAATTCATCAAGCAATTCTGTACGGAGGAGGGATGACAATAGAACTAGCAATATACAAGCTGCTACTTGTTAAAAGTATCTACCTAAAATACTATAAATATATACAAAACGATAATAATAAAGTGTTTTCTAGGGTGTTAGTGTCATTACATAACAACTTAGACAGAGACATTACATTTTCAGAGTTTAAACTCGCTTGTTTACAAGAAGATAGTACACTACTTGGTGTATTAAATGATTTGGAAGCTTTGGATGTTTCCGAGGATGCTGCAAGTAGCATAATCCACACTTATTGTGAGAGACTATGGGGGCATAATGTTGCATTAGCTGCAATTGATGTTGCTGAAGGAAAATCAACAGTAGATAAGCTTATGGAAGTGATACATTCATTTACAGACACTCTTCCGCAGGAAAATTGGGATAAGTATAAAATATCTGATAGTATTTCAGACTTACTATCTGAAATTGATAGAAATGGCGGATTACAATGGCGTCTACCTTGGCTAAATAAAGTGATTGGTGGAATACACAAAGGGGATTTTGGCTTTGTTTTTGCTAGAACCAATGCAGGTAAAAGTACATTCATTGCAAGCGAAGTATCTAATATGCTTAGTCAATTAGATCAACCATGTTGTTTCTTTTTTAATGAAGAAAACGGTGCTAGAATGAAAATGCGAGTAATTCAAGCATATTTCGGTGTAGATATAGATACTATTAAGCGTAATGAGTCAATTTTCCAGGAGAAATTTGATAAAGAAACTAAAAAACTGTTCCATTTTTACAACATGCCTATGATACAGAAACGGGAAGTAGAATCTATATGCAAAGAATACACCCCAGGCTTGATTATTGTAGATAATATTGATAAAATACATGGATTCAAGGCAGATCGAGAAGATATTAGGCTAGGCAACATTTATACATGGGCAAGGGAATTGGCTAAAACTTATTCACCATTTATAGCTGTTTGTCAAGCAGGAGCTACGGCAGAGAACAAGAAATGGTTACAACACACTGATATTAAAGATGCACACACTAGTAAATCAAGTGAAGCTGATTTTATCATTGGAGTCGGTCATAGTTTTGAGACAGGATATGAAGATATTAGATTTTTACGGTTGGTAAAAAATAAGTTTGTGCCTGGTGAACATAGATGTGAAGTTAAAATAGAACCATTTAAAGCGAGATATTCAGAATTATGAATGACACTACTAGATTTTTAATACTATTGTTTGCTATAATGTTCTTTTGGGTGTTAAATACAGAGGCATTTGCATGCGGTATCAAATAAACTATAATAGTATCAAAGATGCATACACAATTGAATACTATGATGATGAAGGACTATATCATTATATAGAGGAATTTCTTACTGAAGAAATGGCAAGAGAATGGGCGCATCAAACTATAGATAGCATCGATGACTGGAAATGAAAATACTAACGTTAGATGTAGAAAGCACTATATTTCAATATCCTGGTAATAGAAAACCAAATGATAAAAGAGGGCATCCTCTATCAACTTACAATAAGTTGATGTCTATAGTAGTTAAATGGATGGATAAATCCCCTGAGTTTTTCTATAGACCACGGAATATTACATATTTACAACAACAGATTGTTGATGCTGACATTGTAGTTGGGTTTAATATTAAGTATGATTTACATTGGCTTAATCGTCTAGGTGTAGATGTACTTAGTATTAGACAAGTGTGGGATTGTCAACTTGCAGAATTTATGCTAGATAGTCAAAGAAATCCATACCCAAGTTTAAATCAAGCTTGTGAGAAATATGGGCTGCATCTTAAATTAGATGAGATTAAAACAGAATATTGGGAAAGAGGCATTGATACAGATGAAATACCTTTGCCAACTTTACAAGAATATAATGAATATGATGTTATCTGCACTGAAAATGTGTTTAAACATCAGTATAAACAATTTACTGGGATTGATTTGTGATAGTGCAAGCTGACGTTAAGGGATTGGAAATTGTAGTTGCTGCTTGGCTATCTCAAGATAAAGTATTATTAGAAGAATTAAATAGGGGTGTTGATATTCATTCTGAAAACGAACGTACATTTGGATTGCCTTCTCGAGGCATTGCAAAGATATTAAAGTTTAGAATACTATATGGTGGGAATGAGTATTCATTTGTAGAAGATCCAGATTTTACATCAGTATCCTCCTCAGAGAGATACTGGAAAAAAGTGATTGAAAAATATTATGAAAAATATTCAGGTATCGCTAAGTGGCATGATAAAATGATACGACAAGTTGCTACTACTGGTAAAATAACATCACCCTTTGGTAGAACATTTGCATGGGATTTGAAAACAGAAGGGTACTTGAGGTTGCCAAGTACCCAAATAAAGAATTATATTGTTCAAGGAACTGGCGCAGACATTGTATCAATTGCAAGAGTTAGTTTGCTTCGCAGATGGAAGCAAGCCGGTATTAATGGTGTTATAATTAACACAGTGCATGATAGTATTTGTTTTGATGTACATAAAGATGAGGTTAATACCACTGTAGAATTAATAAATGGTGTTTTTAGGGATGTACCTGCTAATATTAATAGAATATTTAATTTAGATTTCAATTTAGAAACTAAAGTTGAAGTGTTGGTAGGTGATAATATGTATGATTTGAATTGATAACACAATCCAGTGTCAGGGGGTTCGCAACCCGCGTCGAGAGACGTTCGGCTGGTAGGATGCATCCATTGTGTTATCTCTACGTTGCCTTATGGCAAGCCGGATAACGTCACCGGCACGATTAATTTAATGGAGCTAAACAATGGAATTCGATTATTATGAAAACCATCCTCAACGCGATTTGAAATTAAGATTAAAATATAAATTTTTAAAAAGAGAAGTTGATGAAATGGTAGAATGGAATTTTGGATATTGTCCTAGTAACGATCCATATTTTGATAATAAATTAGATCACCTAGGATTTTTAGCAAAAATACTCAAAATAGATATATGAATCCTAATTTATACAAGCTATTTAAAATACAGTGTATGGATTTACTATGCTTATTGGACATGGAAAGTAATGGTATATATTTCAATGTAGATAAAGCAATGACTTATGCTAAAGAATTGGAAGGCACACTTAATCAACTTCTAACTCGTTTTTATCTATTAGTGGGTAGTAACTCAGTAAAAATCACTTCAAATTATGATTTATCTAGTGTACTATATGGGGGTGTGATAGAGGAACACATTAGAATACCAGTTGGTTTTTATAAAACAGGGGCTAAGGCTGGTGAGGTGAGGTGTAAAATAGAAACAATAGTACATACATTCCCTAGAATTGTGGAACCTCTACCTAAAACAGAAACTAAAGAAAGTTTTAAAAGAATAAAAAAAGGAATCACTGAAGTACATACACAATGGGAAGTAAACGAACCTGTATTAAGAAGTTTAAAAGTAAAAGGTGTTGCAAAAGAAGTAATAGAAATTATATTAGAATATAGTAAAATTGAAAAACTTAGGGGTACATACTTAGAAGGGTACACCAAGCTAATTGAAGAAATGGGTTGGAATAAAAACTATCTACATGGATCATTTAATCAATGTGTAGCAGTTACAGGTAGACTTAGTAGCACAAAACCCAATCTGCAAAATGCGGATAAAAAAACTAAATTGTTTATGGAAAGTAGGTATAACTAGGAGAAGTAAATGGAAATTAAAGGTAAAGTAATTGAATTGGAAATTGATGTATTAATTAAGGGACAAAGTGGTACTTACTCTGGAAGCAAGCTTGTATATAAGGATGGGAATGGCAAGGTGCAAGAAAAAGCATTTCATGAAAACACCTTTAAATATAATGCTGCATTTAAAGAAGAACTAACCTCGTTAAAAGCTGGTGATACATTCACAGCGATTGCAGAAAAGAATGGAGCTTATTGGAATTGGGTGTCTATTAGCAAGGATAAACCTGAAGCTGTAGCTAAACCAGCTACTACGAGTGGTGGAAATTGGGAAACATCTGAAGAACGTAAGAACAAACAACTATATATTATACGGCAGAGCAGTATAACAGCAGCAATCAAGGTACTAGAAATGAATGGTGTGAAAAAGGTAGTTACTAATGAAGTTACAAAGATTGCTGATGAGTTGGTATTTTGGATATATAACGGTAATATTTTGGAGACTCCAAATGATGACATTGAATAAGTTTCAACTTGGTGACACTATTTCAATTAAGGCTAAAATTATGGAAGTGGGTTTAGATGAAAATGGTAATATATATTACACTATTCTTTTAGAAGAGGGCCAAACTATTTCAGTTTGGGAAGATAGTATTTCTACGGTGTTTTAATGAAAGCATTAATTGATGCAGACACACCTATATATTCAGTGGCTATAGTGTCAGAAAATGATAGTTTGAATTATGCTATTGCTAGGCTTGATAAAATGATATACTCAATTATTGAAAGTTCTGGTGCTACTGAAGCCACTTTGTTTGTATCTGGAGATAACAACTTTAGAAATACTATTTATCCTGAGTATAAAGCAAATAGGGATAGTAAGATAGATCCTAAATATAGAAAGAAATTAAAGCAGCATTTGATTAAGGAATGGAATGCTGTAGTGTGTGATGGGTATGAAGCTGATGATGGTTGCGGCATGAATCAAACCAATGACACTATTATTTGTGGTATTGATAAGGATTTATGGCAGATACCTGGCCATCATTACTCATGGCCAATTATCCGTAAAGGTGAAATTGTAAGAAAAGCTTTACACCAAGAAATAACAGAAGAACAAGGAATGCGTAATTTCTTTATTCAAGTGCTAACTGGTGACACTTCTGATAATATTAAAGGTGTTTATGGTATTGGTAAGAAAAAGGCATTTAAAATATTAGAACACATTAACACTGAGATAGATATGTACAATAAAGTGCTAGATGTATATACAGAAGATTGTACGTCAGAGGAGGAGGATATAGATGCAATACAGCGTTTGTCTATAAATTTGGATTTACTATGGATATGGCGTGAACCTAATGTTACTTATACAAAAAGGAAATCAAATGAGACATAAACATGCGGATTTAATGATGGCTTATGCTAAGAACAGGGATTTAAAATTTGAATATTTTTCATCAATTTCCAATGGGTGGAATGGTACAGATATACCTTCATTCCATGAAGATTTAGAATATAGAATTAAACCTACTATTCAGAGATACAGAGTAGCTTTCATGAAGGATGAAGATGGGGAATATTGGACAACTACTCAGGATGAGAACACTCACTTTAATCCTGAGATGGAATCTCAATTTGTACGTTGGAGAACTGATTGGATAGAGTATGAAGTCCCCAGTACCACAGTGGACTGATGCCAAGTGGCGTAGTTGGGTGATTTCCCTATTACGTCGCGGCACTATGCGGTTTCCCCCAAGAAATGAAGTGTTGAAGGAAGCTCGCACTGAGAGGAAGATTAATAAATCTACAGGTAAATTAGCATGGCATTCAAGATGCAACAAATGCAAGAAAGAATTACCCTCTAGTAAAATAAAGGCAGATCACATTAAACCTGTTGTAGATGTAATCACAGGCTTCATTGATTGGAATGTGTACATAGAAAGAATGTATTGTGTTAAAAAGGGATGGCAAGCAATTTGTGATGTTTGTCATGATAAAAAAAGTGCTAAGGAAAGAAAAACACGTGAAAAGACATCTAATAATTCCTGATTGTCAAGTGCGCCCTGGAGATGATTTATCTTATTTATATTGGATAGGGCAATACATTGTAGATAAAAAGCCAGATGTTATTATACATTTAGGTGATTTTGCAGATATGCCCTCTCTATCATCCTATGATGTTGGTAAAAAATCCTTTGAAGGTAGGACATATACAGCAGATATTGAAGCTGCTAACATTGGTATGTCTATGTTGCTTTCACCGATTACATCTTACAATGTAAAACAGGTAGCCAATAAGAAAAAACAATATAGCCCTAGAATGGTATTGGTGTTAGGCAACCATGAAGCCCGTATAGATAGGGCTGTTGAGCTTGATAGGAAATTAGAAGGGCTTATATCAATTGCAGATTTAAAATATAATGAATCGGGTTGGGAGGTATTTCCATTTCTCACCCCTGTATTCATAGATGGTATTTGTTATTGTCACTATCTATGTTCTGGTAGTATGGGTAAACCTATATCAGCAGCACATTTAATTTTACAAAAGAAACATAATAGTTGTGTGGTCGGTCATCAACAAGGGAGGGATGTAGCATATTCACATAAAGCAGATGGTAGCCAAATAACAGCCATTATCTGTGGTAGTTGTTACATGCACGATGAACACTATTTGAATGCCCAAACCAATAATCATTGGCGTGGTATAATAGTATTAAATGAAGTGAAAGAGGGGGTATTTGATGAATGTTTTGTATCCTTAAACTACCTGGAACGTAAATATCATGATAAATAAAGAAGTATTTGACACTTTAATAGATAAGAGGGACTCTCTAAAAGAGGAATTCAATAATATTGAACAAACCCTCAAAGGACTAAGAAAATTATGTGAGCATGATTGGAAATATGATGGGCATAGTCACAATGATACTAGGTATGTTTGTATGATTTGTGGTGAAGTAGATTGGAGGTAAGTGGAGTCTATGAATCTAAAAATAACCAAAGTGATAGTAATAAAGAATAAAGATAACAGATTAAATAAGATATGGGTAGTTACAGATTTACCTCAAATCTTGCAATTAAGTGATGAATATGTAGAAGAACACCCCTATTCATTATTTGGGATTATTGCCCCTGATATGAAATATGAAGATATTGTAGCAAATTTTAAAGGTGTACCGATTGAAGTTGTAAATAGGCCAATAGATACTCCTTATGGTATGTGGGAGGTAGTACAGATACATTCAAGAAACAAGGAATAAGATTGAATAAAAAGCTTTTGATTTCTTTAGATGATTTATTTGAAGTAACCCCATTGACAAAAACACAAGAACTGTTTTTCAAACATTGGCATCAACATTTAGTGCATGTTTGTTATGGATCTGCTGGTACTGGGAAAACTTACATATCCCTGTATAAAGCTTTAGAAGATGTTTTAGGTAAGAGTAGAAAATATAAAAAGATAGTATTAATTCGTAGTGCTGTAGCAGCAAGAGATATAGGTGCATTACCAGGGGATGAAGATGAAAAGGCTGCTGTATATGAACTGCCCTATATTGAAATGTGTTCATCTTTATTTTCTCGTGTAGACGCATACGAAAGACTAAAAGAACAGGGGAAAATTAAATTTGCATTAACAAGCTATGTTCGTGGTATAACTTTCGATAATAGTGTTATAATTGTGGATGAGATACAGAATTTGAATTATCAGGAACTATATTCAGTGATTACTAGGGTGGGTGAAAATAGTAAGATAGTATTTTGTGGGGATTTTAAACAAACAGATTTAAAAGATAGTGGTTTGTATAAATTCCTTCAGATACTTAAATGTGTTATAGGTGTATCATTCTATGAGTTTAAAGTGGATGATATTGTAAGAAGTAATATTGTGAAACAATTTATTATTGCAGAGGAAAATTATGGGATTTAATAGAGAATGGGGTGTATGGGATGAACCTTGGACACCTATGTTTAACAAATTAGAATCTATATGTGAGGATTTAGATTATTTCACATATGATTTATTCTACAAAATAGAGAGGTGGGGGATTATAGCTTTATTATCAACAAAGAAAGCTATAGAAATACAAAATGTACTTCGGGAGATAAAATATCTTGAGTCAGAGGTAGAATGGCAGAAAGAAATTAAAAATCCTTCTGTAATTAAAAGCTATTATCTCTTTGCTCTTGAATATAATTATAAATTGTGTAGGGGGTATTATAATTCAATTAAATATTTTTGGATGAAATCATTATGATGTGTTTTAGAGATGTCACCTTCTGTTCACGTTATTATCAGAAAGAATGTATAAATTCTAATTGTGTACATGCTTTTACTGAACATGATAGAACATTAGCAATTGATTGGTGGGGCGGTGATAATTTCCCATTAGCTTTGGGAGATAGAAAAACAGAAACTTGTGAGTATATGAACCCCCTAAAAGAGGAATGAGTTTATGAATATAGATGAACTCATACTTGACCAAATTCATGTGATAGCCTATTATCATCCAGAATGGGCGGTTTATAATAGACCAGACTTGTTATTTAAACATCGTAAACATTTAGTGTTTGAGTATTATCCTGAATGGGTAGCAGATAATGATATAGATTGGCTGATGGAACACCACCCAAAATGGGTGTATACTAACAGAAAGGATTTATTTTACAGTTATAAGAATAAAGAAATACCTGAGAATATATTTAAATCTATTTGTTTATCACAGGGTGTTGAACAAGAAAAGGAAAGTTCTAATACAAAAGGAGAATCAAATGGGAACACTAAATAAAGCAATCATAATTGGTAATGTTGGTAATGATCCAGAAACACGCACCATGCCTAATGGGGAATCTGTAACTAATATATCTGTAGCCACTACAGATGTTTGGAAAGATAAGAATGGGGTTAAACAAGAAAAAACTGAATGGCATCGAGTAGTGTTGTTCAGAAAACTATCAGAAATTACATCTGAATATGTGAAAAAGGGTAGATTGGTGTGTATTGAAGGTAAACTTGAAACTAGGAAATGGGAAGATCGGGAAGGTGTTACTCATTACACTACTGAAATAGTTGCTACGGAATTAAAAATGTTGGGACATAAATCTGTAGAAGTCGATGAGGATGTTGTTCTATAATGAAATACTTGGGAAGTAAAAGAAGAATATCCAAATTTATATTACCAATAATGCTTGAAGAAGCATTAAAAGGAGGAATAACTACTTGGGTAGAACCTTTTGTTGGTGGTGCAAATATGATAGATAAAGTGCCACACAATTTTCAAAGAATTGGAATTGATTACAATTCACACACTATAGCAGCTTTGATTGCAATACGAGATTTAGTTGATAAATTACCAAACTCCTTGACGGAAGAAGAATATAAACAACTAAAAGGAAGTAAACCAGAGCCAATAAAAAGCTGGCTTAGATTTGTTGCTTCATTTGGTGGTAAATTTGACAATGGTTATGCAAGAGGAAAGGGAAGATTGGTGTGTATTGAAGGTAAACATAATGCACAAAAGCAAAGCCCAAACTTAAAAGGTGTTAAATTTATCAACGGAAGCTATGAGGAATATTCAGAATTTGAAAATTGTTTGATTTATTGTGATCCCCCCTACAAAGGAACTACCCCCTATAAAACAGGGGCTTTCAACCATGATAAATTTTGGGAATGGTGTAGAGATATGAGTAAAAATAACGTGGTGTTTATTTCAGAATATGAAGCACCTGACGATTTCATTTGCGTATGGCAAGGGGAGATAAAAACAAATTTTGCGAGTCAAAGAATTAAGGCTACACATAATTCAGTGGAAAAGTTGTTTAAGTATAACCCTATAAATTAAATAATGGGATTAGATCATGATAGATAATTATATAACATTAGATAAAGACAAGTGCTTAGAGATAAAGATTAATAGAGTTAAGAAATGGGCACATGAACGGAATATTATTCATGGTAGTAGTTTATTAGCTCAATATGCTAAAGCAATTAGTGAATTTGGGGAACTCGCTGATGCAATTTTAAAAGGGGATAAGAACGAATTTGAAGATGCTGTAGGAGATGGATTAGTAGTATTAATTAATCTCTGTGAAATGGCAAACACTGATTTTGGTACGTGTTTAGACAAAGCATGGGAAGAAATTAAGGATAGACAAGGTGTTATGTTCCAGGGTGCTTTTGTAAAATCTACGGACGAAAATTATGAACGCATCTCAAAAATTGTGGCAACGCAGAAAGCTAATATGGTTTAGTCAAAATGAAAACAAGAATCCAAACACCAACAGAGAGCTATATAACGCTATACGATACACCTGTAAAATTCAGGGACAATCAGTTAAAAGTATTATGGACTGCGGACGAAATCAATCTGGAAAAGGATGTTCATGATATACTTACAAATTGCACTGATGCTGAAAGACATGGTATTTACACAACATTAAAATTATTCACTCATTATGAAATGAAAGCGGGTGAGGATTACTGGACAGGTAGATTCATGAAGATGTTTCCTCGGCATGAGTTTACTAGCATGGCTTCTGTATTTGGTATGTTTGAATTAACTGTTCATGCTCCTTTTTATAATAAGATTAACATTTTATTAAATTCACATGATGATAATTTCTACACAAGTTATGTACAATCTCCTGTTCTTAAACGCCGAATGGAGTATATTGACGCCATCATTAATTGCGACGATGACCTGGTTAGCTTAGCTGGTTTTTCTTTAGTGGAAGGTGTAATCCTATATTCTAATTTTGCATACTTAAAGCATTTTCAGAGTATGGGAAAGAATAAGCTTGTGAATGTGGTGCGTGGCATTAATTTCTCAGTGAGAGATGAGAACATGCATTCCCTGGCAAGCGCCTGGTGCTTTAGGGAATTGTGTAAGGAACGCAAAATAACTCCATGGGAGAAGGAACTACTTGAAAAACGTATAATTGGGGTGGTGACTGATATATATGACCATGAATCAGCTATTATCAATATGTTGTTTGAAAAGGGTGATATAGAGGGTATTAATGCTACCCAAATGCATTTATTTGTTGTGAGTCGTATAAATACTTGCCTAGTTAATTTGGGGTTTTCTCCTTGGATAGAGCATCCTGGTACTGATTTTATAGGTGAATGGTTTTATAAGGGAATTAATAATTATCAAATGAATGATTTTTTCTCGGGGGCAGGGCGTGAGTATGTTAGAAATTGGAACGAGGAGAAATTTACATGGTAAATAAGTATTCTGAAGAGCGAAAACAGCAACAATCACTAGGTAATGTGCCTGAATGGATGACTACACAGGGGTATCAACTATTTGTTGAGAAGTATTTACATCAACCTACAGTAAAAGAACAATATAAAATCATTGCTGAAACAGCAGCAAAGTATATTACTCATGAATTTCCTTTTGCTAGTGTTGCTTTTTTTGATTTATTATGGAAAGGTTGGCTTAGTCCTAGTACACCAATACTAGCTAATATGGGCACTACTAGGGGGCTTCCTGTTAGTTGTTCTGGTGGATATATTCCAGATAGCATTGATGGATTCTATACAGCTAGGAGGGAAACAGCCATATTAACTAAATATGGTTTTGGAACTTCTGGGTACTTAGGTGAGATAAGGGGAAGAGGTAGTGATATATCTATTGGTGGAAAGGCTAGTGGTGTGCTACCTGTATATAAAGGATTTGTTCGGGACATGCAGGAAGTTTCTCAAGGGGCAACTAGGCGCGGAGCGTGGGCTGGATATTTACCTATTGACCATATTGATTTTGATGAGCTTGCTGATTTATTGCACCACCATCCAGACGATTTGAATGTGGGTTGGATAATATCTGATAAATTTATACAGGCATTAGACAATAATGATGTTGAATCTTTACGGCGATATAAAAAAGCATTAAAGATAAAAATGATTACAGGGAAAGGGTATTTCTTTTTTGTTGACAAAGCAAATAGACATAAACCAGAAGGTTATCCTGAGATTAAAGCATCTAATTTATGCACTGAAATTATGTTGCATTCTTCAAATAAGTATACTTTCACGTGCGTATTATCTTCAATGAATGTAGCTAAGTATGATGAATGGAAAGACACTGATGCTGTATTCTGGGCAACATTATTCCTAGATTGTGTAGCAGAAGATTTTATACAGAAAGCTAAAAAAATCTCAGGTTTAGAAAAGGCTGTAGCATTTACAGAGAAGGGTAGGGCATTGGGCTTAGGGCAATGTGGACTACACACGTATTTACAAAGTAAACGCATTCCTTTTGAAAGTTTAGAAGCCCGATGGACATCAAACGAAATTGCTGAATTAATTTTTAATGAAGCTAAAGCAGCTTCAGAAGAGTTGGGATCTTGTTTTGGTATTCCTGATTGGTGTGAATCAGCAAGAAATACCCATGTTATAGCAATAGCACCAACAAAATCCACCTCATTAATCATGGGAGGTGTTTCTGAAGGAATTAATCCTGATCCAGCTATGGTGTTTACACAAAACACAGCAGGAGGTGAAGTGGAAAGAATCACCCCGGTGTTTCTAGAACTTATGAAAGAAAAAGGTGTATATGATAAACAGCATATTCGGGAGATTGAAGATGCCTTCGGTAGTTGTCAGCATGTTGATTGGTTGACAGCAGAAGAGAAATTAGTATTTAAAACTGCATTTGAAATGGATATGAATGCTATAGTACGACTAGCTGCTGGTAGGCAGAATTATGTAGATCAAGGACAAAGTGTTAATTTATTTTTCTCAGGGGATGCTTCTGAGGAATATATTTCTGAAGTACATAAAAATGCATTTAAGAATGAAAATATTTTGAGTTTATATTATAATTATTCAAAAGCAGATATTGCAGGGAGTAAAGGTGAATGTCAAAGTTGTCAATAGATGCTCAGAAGTTTAATGATGCTTTCTCTGAATGGATAAAGAAACGGGATGATTTGGAGATGATGCCCCCAATGATAAGAAATCCAGTTGAGTATGCTTATTATTGTGGTATAATTGATGCTTATAAATGGATAAATGTGAACAAAGATGCTAACAGCTAATGAATTAATTGATATGATTAACAGTCTTGAAGATAATAACATTGATCTTGTATTTGAGGAAGTAATGCTACAGATAGTGCATAAGCAACGGCCAGATGTACCAATCACCTTATATATAGGTGGTAATTGGAAAGACCAAGTTGGGTATCCTAAAGATGAGGAGATGCAGTAATGGAAGATAGATATAAAGTAGTTAAATTTGAAGATGAAACCTTTGCTATATTAGATACTCTTTCTGATAAGTTTGTAGACAAAGATACTATACATAAGTGGGGATATATAGAGCAGATTAATAAATACTGCAAATTTAATAATATAAAAGATGCTCTTAAATTAAAGTCAAAGACAGTTCCATCCTCTTGTAATAGTTACCATATATTAACAGATTTAGAGATAGAAAAAGAAAGAAATGAGAAGAGATTTTTAGTTAACTTCAAAAAAGTATTTATATGACAATTTCTGCAAAAATAATAGCTGATAGTGTGGCTAATGGTATTCGCATAACCACTATGGAATTAGAATATCCTAGATTTATTCATAGTGAGTTTATGACACATAGACTATTTTCTAGGAATGCTTCAAGTTCACGGGCTATACCTGTTGCTAAGATGATAGCGCAAGTTAGTGAAAATCCTGCTATGCCTATTCATTGGGGGAGAAATCAACCAGGAATGCAAGCTACAGAGGAATTTGATGAAGAGGCCATTCGTGATCTTAAAGCGGATTGGCTTGATACTATGCGAGTATCCATGAGATGGGCTAAACATTTCGCTGAGGTTGGTGTACATAAACAAATAGTAAATCGTATTTTAGAACCGTTCCAACATATTAAAGTGATTGTTACGGCAACAGAATGGGATAACTTCTTTAAACTGCGTTTACATCCAAGTGCCCAACCTGAGATGCAAGAACTTGCTAGATGTATGAAAGAAGCTATGAATTATTCTGCCACTACTGAATTAATCCCTGGGGAGTGGCATCTTCCTTATGTTGAATATGATGAATTCCAATGCGCAGATGGATCTATTGATATGGAAAAAGCCATTAAATGTTCGGTAGCTAGGTGCGCTCGTGTATCCTATCTAAATCATGATAATAGTACCCCAGATATTGGAAAAGATATTGCTTTAGCTGATGCATTGTTAAAAGACGGTCACATGTCTCCATTTGAACATCAAGCTTCCCCTATGATAGAACCAAGTGACACTGGTATAGCTATTTCAAATGTAGATATATATAATATGCAAGAAGGGGTCACCCATGTCACTACTAAAGGTGAATTATGGAGTGGTAATTTCAGAGGTTGGATTCAATATAGGCAAACCTTATGAAAATAACACCAATAAAATATGTAATACATCGGGAAGATGAGTCCCCTGTATTTGGGGAACAAAACACCTATATTTCAATTGAAGATGAAGGTGATGGTACTTTCATAACCATCTCCCAATGTGTAGACGAAATGCAAAAGATTCGCTTAGATTGGAGTGAGGTAGATTTTATTTTTAAACAACTTAAAAAATTAAGGAAATAATATGGAAGCAAAAGTCTATACGGAAATGCTTTTATCTAAGGCGCATTGCCCCAAACATTATAATTATACTATCCAACCCTGGGAATATATGGAAAGTGTGTTTACAGAGAATGAGTACAGGGGATATTTACGAGGTAATATTATTAAATATATTTCCCGTTATCCAGAAAAGGGAGGGGTAGTGGATTTAGAGAAAGCTAAACACTATTTGGAGGAACTTATTAAATGGGAACAGAACTAGGAGAGGGAATATGGATAATGTTGACATTACTTGTACTGATACTAGCAGCACTGATAGTAATTTTGGAATGATCGGCCACTATCAAACTGGAGCTTACATAGACCCTGAACTACTACAAGGGGATGAATTATTACCATTGTTAGAAGCACATTTTAAAAACATAGCTAATCAGTTATATAAAGTGTGCTTAGACAATAAGCATACACCAGGGGGTATATTTATTAAGGAAGAATACCAGGTGTTTGATGCAGTAGAAGTGACTAATTCTATTTTTAAGGAGTAATAACGGAATAGAAGGGTTTTAAAGGGGGTACATTCAATTTTAATGCTTTTCTGATATGAATGTATACCCCTAGTTATTATAATTGATTGTAGCGCATCCTAGAGGGTCATTTCTGAGGATGACGCAAATGACTTTCAATATTATTGAGTTGTTCTTTAATGGACAGTAGAAAATCCTTAATATCCTGCTTCATGTCTTTTAATTCTACTTTCGTTACTAAAGTGGCAGCATCTTCAATCTTATGCTTATGTAAGTCATCTTCTAGTGCATCCATTTTCTCATAAAACCTTTTCATATAAAATCCAATTATTGTACTAAATAAACCTAAAATAAATAGAAAAGCATCATACACCCCTAACTCCATATTACCCCCCTTGTTGTGCCATTAGTAAATTACCTTCTTCTTGTCTACGGGAAGTTAAGCCTGGTAGCACTCTCAACTTTCCTGTCTTTGGATCTTTAGCTTTATCATATTGGAGCATCAATCTAGCAGCTTCTTCAAAATCTCCTGCATTAATAGAATGAAGAATGGCTTTACCTGTAGTGTTCCAAACACCACCCCCTAAGTTATACTCAAAGCTAGTTAGAGCCGTTTCTTGATCTTCAGTTAGAGGTACTTTAACCTTATTTTTAAATGATTGGTATTTACCTATTTGTTTTTGTAATTCTGCATCAGCTTCTTCTCTAGTAATTGTATCCCCCATCTTTACAGGTTTACCATTTATGGTAGTAAACCCATACCCAATAGTAGGTTTACCAGCACCATCTATATAAGCTTGTTCTTTAAACCCCTCTTTCTTTTTTAAAAATTCATCAGCTTTCACATTTCCTCCTTGAACTTCTGGTAAAGATATTCCTAAAGATTCTGTATATTGTGGTAAAAGAACATTAGCTGCTTCTTCCATAGATGCACCGTGTACTTTAGTATAAACTTTCAATGCTTCATTAATACGAACACCAAATACTTTACGTGCTGTTTCTGTTTTTTGTTCGTCTACATTCCCATTCTCATCATTAACAGTGAGAGTGATTCCATATTCATTATATTTATTAGAATAGTTATAAGTTTTCTTGCTATTATTAACAAAATACATAACAGATTCTAATTGCTTATGCAAAGCGGTAGTTACATTTTGTTTTGTCTCAGAAGATAGGTATCTATTTGCATCTTGGGGTAAATCAACTAAAGTGTTTACCAAATCATCTCTAGCTTTAATCCTATCTTCTCTATTCACCATAGGAGAAGCTGTATTTTTAAGCATATCATCGTATGCTTTTGTAACTTCCTGCACCATCTCAAAATTACCAGACTTAATAAATGTGCTTAACCAATGGGCAGCAGCAGTTTTATTATCAAATTCTCGTAAGTTTTCAACAAGCATACTTCTAGTGTTTGGGTCTAATATATGTGCCTGTAACTTAGTGAAGTTAGTAATTTGATTAGCTAATGCTGGATTCTCTTTCAATAAGGCTGCTTTCTCTGCACTATCAGTTTTTGTAGAGAGTTTTCTTAGTTCTTGAGAATATCCTAAATGTTCGTATGCTTCATCCATTGCTTTATTAAAATGTAAAGCAGCATCAAATTGTTTTTGAGTTAGTTTATTATTTTTCTTTTCCCCATAGAGTTTAATTATATCTTTAGCATGAGTTCTCAAACCATTAGTCAATGTTTGGGCTTCATTCAAAGAAAATCCAGAATCAATATAATGTTGCATTAATGTAGAAGCTCCAGATTCTACTTGATTATAATATTCTTTTAGAATTCGTGCTTTTTCTACTGAAGAGGTAGTTTGTTCAATTGCAGAGTACGCAATGTCCGCTGCATCTTGTATACTACTTCTAGCGGCACCTTGCATTTGTGTATGATATTTAAATCTATCTGAAGATGTAGCTAATTTAGTAGCCTTCGCTAGTTTCTCTCCAGATAAAACCTCCTCTAATGCTCCTTTAGCTTCATAAGCATTCATTATATCCATATCTCTTTCCCGCAAATAACCTTCATCATGCAATTTTGTAGGATCAATGAAAATTTTAGCTTCTTTAGCTTGTTTAAGTCTAAGTGTATGTACTTCCTTTCTAGCAGCAGCTTCAGCTTTATCTAATTTTACTGTAGGGTCGGCAATCTCCCTAATTCCAGCAGCCCATAGAACATCACTGGCATAGTTTGATAATGCTGTGGTGTAACCTGGGTTATTATTTATAGCTTCTCTAACAGCCGATTTAATTCTTAAATGAACATCATTGGAGTTTAAAAATCCTTCCCGTTTTGCTTTTAGTAATTGATTTATTTTACTTGTTAATTGTGGTTCTATTTGGGATACTTCCTCATGAGATTGTGCAAATCTCTTTTGCTGTTTAAGTCCATGAATATCTCTTTCCAAACTAGCTATTTGGGTTAAACTTTGTCTAGTAGGAGCAGTGATATTTTCTATCTCCGCACCAAGTTTCCCTAATTGATACCCTTTATGTACCTCACCAATAATTTCACCAGCAGCTTTAGCTGTGCTACCAATTACACCATATTTATAAGCTTGGTGTTGTATGTCAGGTATATCAGACATTGCTTCTGTTCTACCTGATTCATCGGTAGGAGCAACAAGAGCAAACCTCGGGTCAGGATTTGATGGGGTACTAGCACCTGCACCAGCATTTAAAAATGGCATATTATTTGTTCCTTATAGTTTGCAGTAATTCTTTTAAACCACCTTCACTAACTTCTGCTTCAGCGGCTTTTACTTTTTCTTGAGAAATGGCTAATTCCCTTTCTATCTGTTGTTGAATACTCTCACTAAATTCTTTATTAGCATAAAATAGTTTCTTTTCTATTGCTGTACGAGATTTATCTAATGCATCAGGATCATCATGGAAAGTAATATAGAGCATTTTATCTATTTCCACCGCCCGAGATTGTCTATCCAAAGACAAAATATCTTGTCTATTCTTCATGATGTAATCAAACACATCTTTTTCTACAGCTTTTTGTGCAGCTTTTTTAGCTTTTTCTACATCTATATTTCTAAAACTATCTAATTCTTCTTTAGTGAAAAGACCAAAAAACATTCTACCCATAGCATCACCATGAGATGCTACTAATTCTCTTGGATTACCATGTTTAGAAACAAGTTTCCCTGTTTGCAACATAATATACCCTTTAGCTGCATTATCCCAAGCTTTAAATAATGTAGGAGCTTCTGCTATAATAGATTGCACCATTGGGGCTGTTTCATATTCCCCTTTAAATGCCATTCTATTGCTTACTGCTTCAATGAATCTAGTGATGGTATCAATAGCACCTACAGCAGCAATACGTGGATTTGCAGCTTCTTGGTTAGTGAAAGCTTTATATAAATTATAGAATACTTCAATAACAGGAATACCATATCCATTATTGAATGGTCCCATACTATGACTCCAAGCTATAGATGTAGGCTTTTCATCATCAATACCGAAAGCATGACGGATAGTGGTATCAAGGATGGTGTTAAATACTAAATCTATAATACTACCTTCATATTTATTAAACACTTGTTTTTCTTCATCAGTCATCCAAGCATTTACACCATCGTGTATTAAACTACCTCCCACTGTACCTGCTGTTCCCCAGAAAAGAGTTTGCCCTATAGCAAGTCTTAATTTCTCTTCTTTAGTCGTGGCTTTTGAAGTTGTCATCAATGCCAATAGTTTAGATTGAATAGGCATAAATTTAAACAATAATGTCCACATACCACGCTGATAACTCATAGAATCACTACTTCCAGCCATACTACCAGTGAGAGCCAATGCTTTAGCCTTTACTTGTTCGATATGATGCAAGTTTGTCATATCCACACTAGGATGTGCTTTTTGATATTGCTTATAAGCATATATCCATGCACCAGCTAAGTTTGTTAATTCTGCTGGTGTATAACCAATACTTTTAGCAATATTCCCAGGAAGTGAGATAGTTTGTGTAAGACCTTTTGCTATTTGCTCATGTACTTCAGGGGATAGGGTGTAATTATCATGATGTTTAAGTCCTAACACCATTTGGTTCAAGTCAACAGCTTGTAACATACCACTGTTAGCAAAGCCATTATACATATCATCCCACTCTTTTCCTTTTATACCACTAAGTGTACCACCCATGAATTTAGAGAATCTAATAAAATTAGACTCATCATTCTTAAAATATTTAGATTTCCCTAAAGTAGCAAAGATAAATGGCAATAAATTAGGCATTCCATACTTAATAAATGCAGGATCTAAAGCATGTAAACTCCAAATCATTTGTGTTTGCACTACCCATTGCCTACCTATATTACTGTATAGTAATAGATGAGTAGCAGCAGCATTAGGAATACGAATAAATATATTACCTTGTTTAGATAAATCCCTTACCGCTTTATCACTTTTCATTCCATACTTATTCATTATATCCGCAGTAGAATTAAATAAGGATGAAACCGCTCTATCACTTTCCACCATACTACGGAATATACCATTGTGCCATTCTAGTTCACGTTTTCCAGCAGCTAATTTTGCTACATTTTCTTTTGTCTGTTTCCCTTTAGGCAATTCCCATCCATCAGGAGTACGTGGTATTTGTCCTTTTGGTAAAATATCTCCATAAGTATTTATAAATCTAGTTTTGAAATAACGATTAAAATCTTCCCAAGCATCAAGTTGCATCAATGATTTACCCATCTTATGCAAGCTTCTAATTGGGTCATCTATAGGATCATAATTATCTAATCTCTTTCCTCTATGTTTTTCCCAAGCAGCATACTTTGTAGCTTCATCATGCAAGCTTACAATTTCATCTAAAACATTCTCACTACGCAATACAGGAGTGAACTCATACTTACCACTAGATTCTCCTGTTAGTTTAGCAGCCAATTCTACAGCTTCTTGATGGGTTCTAGCACCAGCTACACGAACAGAATGCTGTCTAAGTGTATCTGCATCAGATACTTTTAATCCATTAATAGTAATAGAAGTAGGTGTGCGCTGTACAAAGAAATCCGCAGTGTGATACCAAGGGATATAAGGACTAAGTTTATTTAATGTATGTGAAGGAAGCTCACCAAGTTGTGCCTTAGCACCTAGAATAGCAAACTCCCACACATTACCAGCTTCATCTACATGAGGAGTTTTTAATGCTACAAGTTTTCTACCAGCTAAATCTAAGCCCCCAGATTCATTTCTTTTTAGAGTGATAGCAGCATTATTATCCATATCCCAAATGTGTTTGGACATTTCAGAAGTTGGTGTCACCTCTTTACCAAACCCTTTTGCAACACCATCAGCATCATATACTGCTTTATATTTACCCTCTACAAGTTCGCCCCTATGACGTTTATTTGCCATTTCATAGAAAGTATCACCCAAAGCTTTAACTGAATAATAAGCTTCCGCTAAATCCTTCTTCTCAATTTCAGAAAGATGGTGTTTATCTACCAATAATTCTTTTGCTGACTTCCAATCAGAAATCTCTTGATTATGAACTAAACGTAATTCGTCATTCAACACTGGGAAAATGTGTTTTTTCTCCATCACAAAATTATTCAAATATTGATTTAATTTCGCAATGTTTTGTGCAACACCCATTTCAGTAGCTATAGAACTACTAGAAAGGCCAGACGTAATTCGGCTTGAACTAGGTAAATACCAATTGATATATTTACTCCTAGAAATCCAATCTAGGTTTATTTCTTTAGTTGTATATGGGATTTGAAAATTAGTCCCATAATCATCCTTCATATAAACATTAGGAGTAAATTCTTTTTCTATTGTATGAGTAATATACCATTCTTTATTCTTAGGGAAGTATGAAACTTCCATATTAGCAACAGATTCTTTAGGAAGTTTACTCAACATAGATTTAGCTTCTACTTCAGAAGCCCATCCCCTAGTTGGAGTTTCTCCATAGATAGCTTTTATATAAGTAGTGTCCCCAAATCTGAAATCAATTACAGTATTAGAAAGTTGTAAACTAGGATATTTAGTCCTAGAAATTGTTTCTATTTCTTTATTAATTTCACTTCTTTGGAATACATCATCATACAATGCAGGATTTACTTGTGATTCAGGTCTTAATGCTTTTGCATAAGTATTAATTCTTTCAGCAACATCAGGATAAATTGTACTTAAATCATTAACAAAAACACTCTTAGGTAAAGCTGTTTCAATTACCTGTCCCTTTCCACCAGGAGCTACTGCTTTAGCAACATCTTCTGTTTCATCTAATATAGATGCTACAACAGTTTTAGCAGCACGATCTGGATTATTAACTACTTCAATTCCTAAAGGTGAATTTGGAGGAGGTTCATTCTTTGTAGCAGCTTGAATAACAGCAGCTTCATCTACAGCAGCTTTTGCTGCCTTAACTCCAACATCAGCACCAGCTACTTTACCAGTAGTAAATTTATTCTTTACCCAATCTACAGCAGCTTTATCTTTAGCAGCATCATAAGTAGTAGCCCATTTAATAAAATCTTTAGTAGATTTAATAGGTGCTTTAGCAAATCCACCAATTAAAGCAGTATCTAATATACCACTGAGATTACTTAAAGAAGTTTCCCACCAAGGTTGATCTGGATTTTCTAAAGTTTGGAGTAGCATTTGTACTTTATCACTATCTAAAGCTGTAGAAGATTCCATATATTTAATTATACGGATTAACCCATCTCTTTTTTCACTGCTATCCCATTCTTTCCATAACTTACCCATAGTTTTTGTAGCACTTCCAGGCAAAGCTATATTCTTTAATCTAGTAGCATTGCTATGGTCATTAGTCATAGCAGCATATAAATTAGCTGTCAACACCCCAGTTCTTCCAGGTGCAAAATTTAAAGCTGCGGATATTCCAAAATCTAATCCAGTTATATTCAAAGAAGCAGCATAAGTATTATGTAAATTTCTCCAATCTTGTTCTGCTTTTATATTATTAGGGATGAAATTATCTATTCTTTTCTCTTGAACCAAATCATCTTGTGAAGTTACACCATGATTTTCTGAAGCAACAGAAGTTCTATATGCTTCTCTAAGATCAGGTTTTTCTTCTTTTTGATTTAGAAATACATTTGTTTTTTGTTCAACAGGAATAGTAGGATCTGTTGCTATATCTAACAAATCTTGTTGTTTATCCTGTAATGTTTT